TACCGGATGACAATTCGGATGAAACCATGCTGACTGTCGATGAAATCGCCAGCAAAGTCAACGGACTGGCAAAGGATAAAATTCCTATCGACTGCGATAAGCTGACGATGTTTATCGATGTGCAGAAGGCATTGCTGTTTTATGTGGTTGTAGCGTGGAGCGATGACTTCACCGGGGCGATAATCGACTACGGCGCATGGCCCGACCAGAAACGCCGCCATTTTTCACTTACTGATGCCAATCCTACTATTCAGAGTAGATTCCCGCAGGCCGGGCTTGAAGGCGGGCTGTATGCCGCGATGCAGGAGTTGACGAAAGAGTATTTCACACGTGAATGGCAACGTGAGGACGGAGCGATGTTAAAGATCGAACGTGCGATGATCGACGCCAACTGGGGCCAGTCGACAGACATTGTATACCAGTTCTGCCGTCAGAGTTCATATTCCGGCATCATCCTGCCGTCGCATGGGCGATTTGTGGGTGCGAGTTCAAAACCGATGACAGAGTATAAGAAAAAGCCAGGTGACCGGCTTGGCTTGAACTGGATGATTCCGAATGTAGCAGGCAAACGCGCCATTCGGCATGTGATTTACGATACCAACTTCTGGAAGTCGTTTGTACATGCCCGACTGGCGGTAGCTATCGGCGACAAGAGCTGTTTGTCTCTTTATGGGCGGACTCCACTTCATCATCAGCTTATCGCCGAACATTTGACTGCCGAGTACCGGGTCAAGACCGCCGGTCGCGGCAGGACGGTAGATGAATGGAAAATCCGTCCACAGCGTAATGACAATCACTTCCTCGATTGTCTGGCAGGCTGTGCCGTCTGCGGTTCGATGCTTGGCGCAACATTGCCGGAACATATCGGCGGAGCATTAAGGCTGCGGAAAGCACCGATAAAACTGTCAGCCAGGCGGCAAGGTAAAACAGAACAACAGAATCAAAATACGCCGGGGCGCACTCGCTTATCAGACCTCATAAGAAGCAAATGAGCAGTGAAAAATCAATAAAGATGAAAAAAAACGCGATTTTTTTTGTTTTTCGTCTCCTACCCCCCCTGTTTTTCGTGAATAGGATACTTAGCGATAATGAATTTTTAACGATAGGAAATAGCGATGAACTACGGAAGCGTCTGCAGCGGGGTTGAAGCTGCTACCCTGGCATGGGAACACCTTGGCTGGACTGCCAAATTTTTTGCCGAAGTCGAGCCGTTCCCGGCGGCGGTACTGCAATATAGGTTTGATGCCACCAAACCGCTGCGGCCGCTCGATCCGGCGGAAGCCGAAAGCGACAAAAATCGCAAGGAACGTGAATATTGGAGCCGTCAAATCGCCGAACTGCCGGATGAAGGCAAGATTCCGAACCTCGGCGATTTTACTAAAATAAAGGAAGATGACTATGAAGGAAATATTGACCTGCTCGCAGGAGGTACTCCCTGCCAGTCCTACTCGGTTGCCGGATTGCGCAAAGGCATCGAAGACCCCAGAGGCAACCTCGCACTTGAATTTGTTAAACTGGCTTATCGCACAGGAGCACGCTGGATCGTCTGGGAAAACGTTCCGGGAGTGCTTTCGAGCAACAAAGGAACGGATTTTGCCAGCTTCTTATCGCTCTTGTGCGGCTGGGAACTCGCAGTGCCGAAGCCAAGATGGAGTAAAGCCGGGATCATCTCCCCGGCACCCGGATGTTTCGCCCTGGCGTGGCGAGTGCTGGATGCTCAATATACCCGAGTGGCCGCTTTTCCCAAAGCCGTGCCCCAGCGGCGGCGCCGTCTGTTCGTTATCGGATATCTTGGAGATTGGCTTTATCCCGCAGAAGTACTATTTGACGGCGAAATGCGCGTCGGGGATACTCCGCCGCGCCGCGACAAGAGGCAAGGAACTGCCAGTAATCCTCAAGGCCGCGCTGATACGGCAATGCCGGGAGTTGACGGCTTAAACTTCGAAATGTATTCAGGCGAATGCAAGGAAATTTCGCCGACATTGCAGGAGCAGCGTGCAAAAGATACTTTTGTTTACGGTATTGAAAATCAGCCGTCGATAATGTCTACCGGGCAAGCCAATGCGGAAATATGCAAAGGGCATTCACCTACCTTGAACTGCAATCATGAGGCGCCGATTGTTTTTGAAAATCACGCGAATGACAGCCGGATAAAAAAAGTAAATGTATCACCCGCTATAACCTCCAGAGCCGGAACCGGCGGAAACAACTTGCCGCTGGTAATGGCAAATAATCCACAGGCCGCATCTACAGAAAACAGCAGGTGCGAAAGCAATCCACAACGCAAGGACGGCGAACCGTCAAAGAGAGATGCGGCCAATCTTCTCGGATTCATCAAGAATGACGCAGGAGGCGATCAGGACGGTTACTGGGAAGATGTTTTTCCGACCATCAGGAGCCGGGTTACCCCGGCGGTGGCTATTGCCGAAAACATCATCGGCAGGAAGCCGCACAACGGCGGCAACGGAATCGGGGCGCAGGAAGAACTCAGCTACACGCTTAACTGCACTGGAGTTCATGGAGTAGCCCATAACGCCACGGTACGGCGGCTTCTTCCGGTCGAATGTGAAAGGTTGATGGGGTTTCCCGATAACCATACGCGCATCCCGTGGAAAGGCAAACCGGAAGAAGAATGCCCGGACGCGCCACGCTACAAGGCATGCGGAAATTCAATGTGTGTAAATGTGATGACGTGGCTGGGAGAGCGCATAAATGAAGTCGAAAACAAAATAAACCTACAGGAATACAAATGAGCGACACGATAAAACTTGAAGATCAGATCATTAAGAATGCGACTTCTCCGAAATCGGTGGAATCCGACGGGCAAAAGTTCGAACAGCATTCTTTGAAAGAGCAAATCGAAGTCGACCGCTATTTGAGTTCAAAGGCGGCGGCGAGAAGTAAAAATTCAGGACTGAAACTGACCAAACTGTCATCCCCGGGAGCGTAAGCAATGCTGAAAGCTATAAGCAAAATATTCAAAAGGAACAGCCGCGATCCGGAACAACGGCACCAGATGGTTCGGGCGCGTTACGATGCCGCCCAGACTACCGCCGACAATATGCGGCACTGGGCGGCGGCTGATTCACTCGGTCCAGATGCGGCGGCAAATCCCGATGTGCGCCAGCGTTTGCGAAACCGCGCCCGGTATGAGGTTGCGAACAACTCTTATGCCAAGGGGATCGGTCTGACGCTGGCCAACGATGCCATCGGTACCGGGGCGCGGTTGCAGATGCTGACTGAAAGCATGGAACTTAACCGGGAAATCGAACATTCATTTCTGGAATGGGCGTTGGAAGTAAACCTTGCGGAAAAGCTCAGAACCATGCGGCTGGCGCTGTTCCAGGACGGCGAGGCGTTTGCGATTCTAAATTCAAATCCGATGCTGGAGCATGACGTAAAACTGGATCTGCTGCTACTTGAAGCCGATCAGGTAACCAGCGGTTTCGGAATGGTTCAGCCGGATAATGAAATTGATGGCGTGATCTTCGATGACTTCGGCAATCCGATTGCTTACCGGGTCTTGAAATACCATCCCGGCGAGATGCGAATGGTTTACACCAATCACCTGAACAGCATGGTTATTCCGGCGGACAATATGATTCACCTTTACCGGCTTGATCGTCCGGGAATGCATCGTGGTATTCCGGAGATTACCCCGGCGTTACCGCTGTTTGCCATGCTGCGGCGTTTTACGCTGGCGACGCTCGGGACAGCGGAATCGGCGGCGAACTTTGCGGCGATTCTGTACACCGACGCACCGGCAAACGGCGAAGCCGATGCTGTCGAACCGATGGACGCAATTGAACTTGAACGCAATATGCTTTTAACCATGCCCGGCGGCTGGAAAATGAGCCAGCTAAACCCGGCGCACCCGGCATCAACCTATGCAGAGTTCAAGCATGAGATTCTCAACGAGATCGCCCGGTGTTTGAGTCTGCCGTATAACATCGCGGCATGTAACTCCAGCGGATACAACTACTCCAGCGGCAGGCTCGATCATCAGACCTATTACAAAAGCATTCAGGTATTTCAGGATTGGTTCGCCAGCCGGGTACTGAACCGTATCCTCAAGGCATGGCTGCTGGAGTATTGCCTGCAGCAGTCCGAAGTTTTGAACATGGTCTACGATCAAAGGCTGCATACCTGGTTCTGGGACGGCATGGAACATGTCGATCCGAGCAAGGAAGCCAATGCCCAGCAGACCCGGCTGGAAAATATGACTACCAATCTGGCAATCGAATATGCCCGGCAGGGACGTGACTGGGAAAGCGAACTGCGTCAGGTCGCCCGGGAAAGAAAACTTATGCAACAGCTTAACATTTCAACACAGGAAGTTAATCAAAAAACTAACCCCAAGGAGACAAAAGAAGATGAGTGACATCATGGACGGATTTGTAATGATCGAAGCGGCAATAGCCAGCGGCACAAACTCAAGAGTTATCGGGCTGGCATATTCCGGCGGTAAAATGAAACTGCCCGGCTGGAAGTTCCAGGTGGTAGTCGATCTTGCCGGAATGACCGTACCGGAGAGCGTGCCGCTGCTTTCCAATCACGAGAACAAGACGGCATCCCGCGTCGGCATGGTCAAGGCAGAAATCGAGGATTTTTCCCTGACTATTGACGGCGAGATCGTTTCCAGCGGCGACATCGCAGCCGGAATCATCGAACAGGCGAAAGCCGGGGCCGACTGGCAGCTGTCAATTGGCGCTGAAGTCAAAAATGCGGAGCTGGTAAAAGGCTCCCGCGAAGTCAACGGACAGGTTCATGCCGGGCCGTTTTACCACATCAAAGAATCAGTATTACGCGAAGTTTCAGTTGTGCCGGTGGGCGCGGACATGTCTACCAGCATGAAACTCGCGGCAAGTTTTAACCTTTTCAATCCACAAGGAGAACGTATGGACAAAGAAACCACTCCCGAAGTAACCGCCAAAGCCGAAACCGTCACCAAGGAGGCGACGCCGACCGAAGTAAAAGCATCCGGAGAACCGAATAAAGTTCAGGCGGCGCTTGGTGCCGAACGCCAGCGGGTAAGCGATATTCAGGCGCTTTGCAACGGCGAACATGTCGAAATTGAACGCGAGGCGATCAGTGCTGGTTGGGACATTGATCAACTCAGAGCAAAATTGCTTGACACCATCAGGACGGAACGCCCGCAGGCGGATTTCAATATCGCGGTAAAACGTGAATCGTCCGCCGGAGACAGCATGAAGCAGCTTGAGGCGGCGATGTGCCTGCGCATGGGTATCGACGACGACATCATGGTCAAAAGCTATGGTGAACCGGTGCTGGATCAGGCGGATAAAATTCGCGACATTTCGCTCAAGGCGATGTTCGAACGCTGTCTGCAGGCGGAGGGAATGAGCGTCCCGGCTTCATTCGGCAATGACACCATCAAAGCGGCGTTTTCGACCGTAAGCCTGCCGGGGATTCTCGGGAATGTCGCCAATAAAAAACTGCTCCAGAGCTTCAATGCCCAGCCGGTTATCGCGACCAGACTGTGCAGTACCGGCGACTTGAATGACTTCAAGTTGAATGAAAGGTTCCGTCTGACAGACGCTGGCGACCTGCAGCCGATTGGCGCAGACGGTGAAATCAAGGACGGCAAACTGGTCGAAGAAAAAGCCAGCAACCAGCTGGAAACCTTTGCCAAAAAGTTTGTCCTGACCCGCAAGATGGTCATCAACGACGATCTTGGGGCTTTCATGAAAGTTCCGACTGCGATGGGCAACCGTGCGGCAAGGTTAATAGACCAGCTGTTCTTTACCCGGCTGCTGGCGAACCCGACTCAGGGCGACGGCAGCAAGCTATTCAGCACAAAGCACAATAACCTGATTTCAGGTGCGGATAGCGTCCTCGCCAAAGAATCCCTTGGCAAAGCTATTCAGTCATTCCTTGACCAGACTGATGCCGACGGACAGCCGATCAACGTTGAACCGCAGTTTCTGCTGGTGCCGACCGCACTGAAGCACTGGGCAATTGAACTGACCCGGAGTGCGGCGCTGATTATTGCCGGTGGCGCTGAAAGCACGATTCGCCCGGCATTGAACGCGCTGGCGGATGAAAACTTGAACGTTATCAGCTCGCCGTACCTCGCGAACCCGAAGTATACCGGTTCCAGCGACAAGGCATGGTATCTGTTCGGCAACCCGAACCAGATCGATACTTTTGAGATCGGGTTTCTTAAAGGCAAGCGCACTCCTACGGTTGAACACGGCGAAACCGACTTCAACACGCTGGGCATGTGGTTCCGGGTTTATTTCGACCTTGGCGTCCGTGAGCAGGACTTCCGTGGCATGGTCAAAGGTGCCGGGGAATAAACTCTGACAGGTAAATAACCGGGGCATAATTATATGTCCCGGAACTCAAAAAAAAATCTAATCTCAATTCTAATTCAGGAGAATTTATATGACTGCAAGATATGTACAAAAAGGCGATTCGATTGATTTTATCCCGACTGAAGCGGTGAATGCCGGTGACGTCGTAATCCTGGGCGATTTGGCCGGGATTGCCAAACTCGACATTGCCGCCGGGGAACTCGGTTCACTGGCGCTGGTAGGAGTATTTGATATTCCCAAGGCGGCTGGAGCGGTAACTGCCGGAGCCAAAATCTATTATGATGCGGCAAATTCCGTTGCTACGACTGAAGTTGATGACGGCGGTGATCCGGCAGTTGCATTTGCGTACCTTGGCAAAGCGATTGCCGAAGCTGCCGATACCGATGAAACCGTCCGTATCCGGCTCTGCCCGTAAGTAAAGAGGAGGCTGGAGTTATGACTGATATGCAAAATGCGTTGTCCTTTCTGGAGGAAATGCGACAGGAACATTTGAGTATTCCGGTAAAATATGTCCGTGGTGAAGATGAACTGGAAATCAGTGCGTCGCAGGGAATAACCAATTTCAGAATCGAAGATTCCTACGGACAGCTGATCCGTTACCAAAGCTGCGATTTTCTGATAAGCGCCGCTTTGCTGCCGTTCGAACCGGAAGCCGGAGACCAGATTATTCTTAACGGCGAAGTTTTCGAAGTCATGGCTCCGGCCTCCGAACCGTGCTGGCGCTGGATTAACCCGCACCGGACAACTTACCGGATTCACACCAAACAAGTAGCATTACAAGGAACATAATATGCCCAATGGAAATGAAAATAGTGATAGCCGAGACCTGTGGCTGGTTGTCAACGCGATGCGCCAGGATATTGCTGAGCTCAAGGCGATGTTAACCATGCATTTAACCAACACGCCGATTCATCATGTACCGCCATGCCATCCGGCGGAGGAAATGCGCAAGACAATGCTTTCGGCGGCAGGTGCGGCAATTCTGGCGTTACTGGCCGCCATCGGCTCGATTGTCGCAACAGTGTTGAGGTGAAAAGATGAATATCCTGACAAAACTTGCCGACACGGTGGCCGCCGAAATCAACAATGCCGAACTATTTATCGAATTTACTGCAGAACGGGTATTTATCCCGGAATACGACCTGAAAACCACCAAAGAGTTAAAGGTGTCGGTTGTGCCGAAAGCGGTAAAAGTGATAAATATCGCCCGGGAGGTGCATTCGAAAGAACTGCAGGTAGATATCGGGATTCAGCAGAAAATCAGCGACGAGGACTACATTGAAGTTTTGCTTTATCTAGCGGAACAGCTGGTCGGGCTGTTTGATAAAAAACGCCTTGCCGGAATGCCGGAAGCAGTCTGCGTCAAAATCGAAAACGATCCGGTGTACGATCCTGAAACACTACGGCAGTACCGGCAGTTCCTGAGCGTGGTCACGCTGACATTCAAGGTTATGTGATGATCAGCATGCGGGCGCGATTAAACCTGAAACTCAAGGCGATTAAAGATGCTGAGCGTAAAGCCGGATTCAAAAATCTCGGCCATGCCGGAGCGGCAATTCGTTTGACTGCCAGAAGAAGTATCAGGCGCAGCGCGAAAAGTTCAGCTCCCGGGAGAGCGCCGCATACCCGCAAAGGGCAGCTGAAACGCTCATTGCGCTATGCGGTTGAAAAGACACGGCACCGGGTTTTAATCGGCCCCGCTTACTCAGTTGTGGGGCGTTCCGGCATGGCGCATGAGTTCGGCGGCAAGTATCGCCGCAACCAATATCCAACCCGCCCATTCATGGGACCGGCATTGAAAAAGCAGCAACATCGTCTGCCGAAAATATGGCAGAACTCAATAAAATAACACGGAGATTTATTTATGTACAAAATAGGATTTGAAGCAAAGATCTTTTACGGAGCGGCTGGAGCGAAAGCATCCACCGAGCTCAAGCATGTCGCCGACTCGGTATCGCTGAATATTGAAAAAGGCAGCGCCGAGGTCGCGGTCAGGTCGTCAAGCTGGAAAAAAGTTCTCTCCTGGCTTAAAGACGCGTCGGTCGAGTTTACCCTTGCCGGAGACACTTCCGACGCCGGATTCCAGGCAATCCAAAACGCTTTTTTCAATGATACGCCGATCGCGCTGTTTATCGCCGACGCTGAAACCGGCGGAGTCGGGCTGGACGCTGACTTCGAGGTGATTTCATTCAACCGCACTGAGGGGCTGGAAGAAGTCATCAACTATGCCGTCAACGTCAAACCGTCCGCCAAGTCAACCCGTGAGCCGAATTGGGAAGGTGCAGCCGGAGGTGGTGAATAATGAAATGTTTCAAGGATAATCAGAATCGCAACTGGACGATCGTGGTGAACGTTGCCGCAGTCAAACGAGTGCGGTCGCTCTTGGAAATCAATTTGCTGGATGTGGTCAAGCTTGACGAGAAGAACCGTCCGAATGTCGATCTGCTCGAACAGCTTGCCAGTGATCCGGTATTGCTGTGCGACGTGATTTACTGCATCTGCAAACCGGAAGCCGACGCGCAGAATATTTCTGATGAAGATTTCGGAATGGCAATGGGCGGCGATGCCATCGAACATGCCACCACCGCATTGCTGGAGGAACTGGTTGATTTTTTCCCGGAAGCGAAGCGGCTGGTGCTTCGCAAGCTCATGAACGCCGGAGAAAAGGTCAAGGATCAGATGGAGAAAGCCTTGAAGCTGGAACTGGACAATCCGCAACTGGAAAAGGAACTGGAGAAACAGGTGACTCAATATATAAATTCATCTACCAGCTCGCCGGGATTATCGGAATAAATCCCGATCCGTTCACTCTGCGAGAACTGCTGATAATGGCGGATTCTCGCGGGAAAGACAACTGGAATCACACCTCGAGTCTGCTGGCGATGTTGTTCAACATCAACCGCGACCCGAAAAAACAACCAGCCATTTCACCGGAAACATTCAACCCTTATGAGCGAAAAGGAGAATGCTCAAAGGACACAAAACTTGCCTTTAAATGCATGAAACAAATCTTTATCAAACACAAGGAATTTTGAATTATGAAGAATATTATCGACTACGTTATGGGAACTTTTCTTTTTGTCTGGATATCATTTTGCACCGGCTTCATAACTTCTGTTATGGGCGGATTTGTCTTGAAACATTTCCTGCAGGCTTCCGCCTATATCCAGCACGTTTCCGTATCGTTACTTATTTTCGGAGCCATTCTGTTGGTAGCGGCATTAGTCAACAGAATTGCTGAAGTTAAGGAATATATCAAGATCGTCAAACAGATTGACCGTAACCCGAATACTCCGCCCGCAGCCGATCAGGTTGAAGATTACAGCTTCAAATCTCACATCAAAGAAATCGTGTAACAGGAATACTTCATGTCATCAAGCGCCAATATTCGAGCCGGAGCAGCTTACGTCGAGCTGACTTTGGAAAACAGCAAACTTCTCCGTGGGTTGAAAGCGGCACAGTCAAAGCTGAAGAATTTCAGCCGCAGTGTGACTTCCGCCGGGAAAAGACTGCTGGGGATCAGTGCCATTTTAGCGATGCCGTTTCTGGGCGGAGCTAAGGTGTTTGCCGATTTTGAACAGCAGATGGCAAATGTTTCGACCATGCTGGATGAACCGGCAAAATACATGGAGGCCTATAAAAAAGGTATCCGTGAAATGTCCGTCGAATTCGGCGAAGGTACTGACACGCTGGCAAAAGGTTTGTATGATATTCTTTCCGCCAGCGTTCCGGCGGAAAAAGCGCTTGATGTCCTTGCTGTTTCAGCAAAAGCCGCCAAGGCCGGTCTTACCGATACCGGCGTGGCAGCGGATGCCATCACCACAATTTTAAATTCCTACGGTTTAAGCGCCGATCATGCCGGAAGCGTATCGGACTTGCTTTTTGCAATCGTCAAAAAAGGTAAAACAACCTTTGCGGAACTGGCTCCAAGTATCGGTATGGTAGCGACCACCGCCGCAAGTGCCGGGGTCGGGCTTGATGAACTCGGTGCGGCAATTGCCACCATGACCCGTAACGGCGTAAAGACCGAGAACGCGGTAACCGCGCTCAATGCGATTATCTCCTCGTTCCTGAAGCCGACCGATGAAGCGGCGGACTACGCCAAAACACTGGGATTCGAGATGAGTTCGGCGGCGATTAAATCCGAAGGACTCCAAAGCATCTTCACAAAAATCAGCAAACTGCCGCCGGACGCGGTCAGTAAGCTCTTCCCGAACATCCGGGCGCTGCGCGGAGTGCTGCCGGCATTGCGGAATATGAAAGAATTTTCCGATGATGTGGCAACCATGAAAAACCGCGCCGGGGCGATGGAAGAAGCCTACGCCAAAATGGCGAAAACCCTGAGTATGTCGTTTGCCCGGCTCAAGCAGGCCGGGATGCTGGCCTTGTCGGTACTCGGCGAGGCGATGGCGGATGATTTGCGCAAGGCGGCGGATGTGTTTATGCGGGTCATTACTTCGATCATCGCCTTTATCAAGCAGAACAAAAAGCTGGTGGTGACGGCGGCAAAAGTGGTCGGAGTTGTGGCGTTGATCGGAGGCGGACTGCTGACTCTGGGCGCGATTGCCGGGACACTGTCGTTTGCCATCGGCGGACTCTCCACAATTATCACCGGGCTGGGAGCGGCAATCGGTATTCTCGGGTCAATCATCGGCGGAGTTATTTCAATTCTTACCGCCAGCGTGTCAGTGTGGTGGCTGGTCGCCGCAGCCGTCGCGGCGGTCGGGGCAACGTTCCTGATCCAAAGCGGCATTATCGGTAAGGTCATTGACTGGTTCGGGGCAAAATTCGCCCAGTTGAAGCAGTTTACCTGTACGGCATTTGACGGCATCAAAGCGGCGCTGGCTTCCGGTGATTATTCACTGGCGGCAAGGATTCTCTGGCTGAGTCTGCAGGTAGCCTGGCAGAAAGGCGTCAGCACTCTGCTTGGTTACTGGATTGGTTTCAAACAAGCATTCATGACCGCGACGCTGGAAACTTTTTATGGAGCGTTAAGCATCATCACTGATTCATGGGCGAGCTTGAAATCCGCCTGGGTGAGCGTGGTCGGCTTCCTGAAAAAGTTCTGGCTGGGCTTTACCGGCGCGATCATGAAAGCATGGAATAACACCTTTGCGTGGCTCGCTAAAAAGTGGCTTGACATCAAAGGCATGTTTGATGATTCCATTGACGTTGAAGCGGAGAAACAGCAGATTGATGCGGAAACGGCAAAGAAAAACGCCGGAGAAGATGCCGCCTATAATCAGATTGACTCCGATTCTCAGAAGCAGAAATCGCAAATCGAACAGCGCAGGCAGATTGAGCAGGATGCTATCGGACAGCAGATGGCCGACGACCTGAAACAGCATAATGCGCAGTATGCCGATGAACTCTCCAAATCCCGGCAGGCATTAACCGATGCCCGCAAGGAATGGCAGGCGGCGATTTCCGAGGCAAAGAACAAGAAGCCTGATGCCAAAAAGCCGGAATCAAGCCCGGTAAAAGACGCGATGGATAAGCTGAAAAATGCCGGAAACACGGTTGCGACGGCACAGTCAAAAGTTCAAGTACAAGGCTCTTTTTACGCTCAGGCGACCCGATCGCTGTCATCCGGAACTGCTGCTGAGCGTACTGCTGTCGCAACCGAGGATATCAAGAAGAATACCCGCAAAACCAATCAACTACTCAAAGAAAAAGCCTCCACCGGCTTAACTTTTGAATGAGGTAATTAATGGAATCACGAATCGAACCGGCATTTTTTGACCGAACACAGGCTGTCGACAATGACGGCAATTACACGACTGCGGAAATCCCGTATTTCGTTTTTGAAGTTGACGATGAGGATGCGGCGATTGCGTTTGCGCTGGATAATGTTCCGTCCGCATACAACGGCATTCCGCTGGAGTCAATCGAAATTGACGAGAGGATCAGTTTGAATGTATTCAAAGTTTCAGCACAATACAAGGCTGGCTTTGATGAGAACACCGTATCCGGCGCAGAGGAACCCGATCCGGTTTATTCCTTCGATACCGGAGGTGGTACCCAGCACCTGACGCAGTCGTTGAAAACCGTCGCGAAACATCCGACCACCGCGCCTGATTACAGCGGCGCGATCGGCTATGACGGCGAAAATGTCAACGGGATTGACGTAACGATGCCGGTGATGAATTTTTCAGAAACCCATTATCTCAAACCGGGCAAGGTTTCGACAAAATACAAGAAAACTATCGCCGAACTGACTGGCAGCGTCAACAGCAACTCGTTCAAGGGATATTCCGAGGGCGAGGTGTTGTTTCTGGGAGCGAGCGGTTCACGGCGGGGAGATTCCCGCAGCGACCTCTGGGAGGTAACCTACAAGTTCGCGGTCTCGGCCAGCCGCAAAGACATCAAGGTCGGCGATCTTACTGTCACCGAAAAGAAAGGCTGGGATTATTTGTGGGTGCGTTATGCCGATGACGTGAAGGACAAGAAAATGCTGGTCAAAAAGCCGTCCGCCGCCTATGTCGAAAAGGTATATGAACGCAAAGATTTCGGACAACTGGGGATCGGAAAGTGAAAAAAGTTAGATCAGGCGAAAAGTTCCAGGTCAAAGCCAATACCTGGAATTCGTTTATTGATGTGGCTCAATATCATAAAAATACGCAACTGAAACTTGGCTCCGAAGCCCTGCGCAGTAACAGCAAGACCGGAATTATTCTGGTCCGCAACGACAGCGGAAGCTTGCTGGAACAGTTTATGCCGGTTGTTCTTGATGACCTGATAATCCAGCCGGACAATGCTGAAAAGGAACAGGAATTCAAAAGCCGGATTCCGGTGTTTTCAGGTAGGAAAGTTTCAGCGGAGAATAAGGATAAGGTGTTTGCTATTTTGCAGACGCCGCTTGAATCCGAAAAACTCGGCAAGGCGCTGATTCAGGGGATTACTCCGGCAAAGGTGAATATCGGCAACGAGTCGCACGAATACGCGAAACTTGACGCAAGTCAACTGGTTTCAACGAGCAACGGTATCGGCAGAATCCTCTGGAAAGAATCCGGCACCGGCGATAAATGGGTATTGCTTCAGCTTGGCGGAGGCGGTTCAGGCAGCAACAACTACAGCGGCTTTTTTCGACTGACTGCCGATGAAGATAATGAGAACAGCATCAAAGTCGTTGACGGGAGCGACACGCTGGAAAGCGGTAACTGCGGTGTTTTCGTTTCCGGGATTGACAAGATAACCGTTCCGGAAAAGACGCTCTCCATTACCGGTGAATCCTACATTGTTTTTGAAGCGGTTTATGCTGACGAAACATGGACAACTGAAATCAAAACACAAAGCTCGTTTCCGGAATTTACCGCCGATAAATTCACCGCGCTGCTTGGCGTGGTTAAATGGAATTCCGAGGAAAATGCCATGGGCGAGATCGTCCAGATATGGAATAACGGCATCATTTACAACAACAGGTATTCATAATGGCTATCACAAAACCAACTCGCTGGAGCGACTGGACAGGGCTGCCGGTACTGGCTTTACCATCAGTCAAAGGCTATGAACTTTATGAGGCAATCCGGGAACGGATCGAATACCTGTTCCCGGAAATGGTAGCCGATGACATGCCTTCTGCGTTGAAGCCGATGGTAGATAATTTCAATCCGAACGAGGATTACAAGGTCATGGAACGCCGGATGCATAATGCGGTAACCGAGCTGATTCCATGGTTCCGCAACTGGACACGCGACGATGCCAGGCTTTGGAATGAAGCTGACCTACTGGCGGCCTTGGAAGAAGATGAAAGGCTGGAGCCTAATCCGTATTTTCTTTCGGCAAAATGGCTCAAGCAGATGTTCCGGATTGTCAATTATCTCCGCAAAAAAGAGGATATTATTTCGATCACCTGGATTGACGAAGCTGAATCAGGATACACCACCGGCAACACCTATGACGAGCATAAAGCGATGTTTGAAGCTGAGATTGATTTTTACACCGCAATCATCCAGCCCGGCGGTAGCGGTTCCGGGCAGGTTTTCGGAAGTTCCGGCAGGCCGTCGAATGTACTTTATTATTCCTGCGATCGCGATCCGTGTAATTCAATGACGCCATTTATCATGGCATTGAATGCGCTGAAATCGCAGTATACCGCGACGAAATTTACCATCGGGCTGTTCATCGATACGTCCGGCTCCATGGGCATGAATACCATTAAACCCGCCTATGATGATTTTGTCAGTTTCATAAAGGAATTTTACCCGGACTCACGACTGGTGGAACGTACCGCCGGGAATGAGGCGTGGCTTTTATGGACCAAGGAATATATCGACCAGCTGAGCTTTAACTTCGAATACAAAGAGGAAGAAAATGTTTGATGATTTACAACAGATAATCTTATATGTGAAAGCCGATTCCACGGTCGGGGAGATCGTCGACGAGTACGGTCAGTCCACTTCCGTAAACAAGGCAATCACCCGTGGCGTTGAAGCGATGCTTTGCCTGCGGGCGCTGCGGGACGGTAATGCCTATCCGTTTGAACAATTAAGCTCGTTTGTTTCCTGGGACTGCCTGCTGGACAATGACTGGAATACTGCCACAGTTCCGAAACTTCGGGCTGACAATGAGAACATTACCGTGGTTTCCGGAGTGCTCAATGCCGGTACTGATGAGGAAAAAGCCTATACGGAAATCCGCATTCCATTGCTTGAAACCGACACTATCGAACTTGGCGAGGCCATTTCCGGTAAGGACGATATTACGCTGGGAGTGGAACTCTGCGGTTTTGCCGCCGGGCGGACTAAACCGGCATTCGTATTGCAGTTTGATCTGCCGGTACGCAACCGCCGGGGCAATGCCGGAATGGGTTCACCGACTCCGGTCGGTGATGGAAATTACTGGACAACCGAACAGACCAAGGCGTATATCCAGCAGGTTTTGGAGTACGAGTTTTCCGAGGATAATGTTTCCTGGCACGAAGTTCAGACTGCCGATGATGTCTACTTCCGTTCACGTTTTCCTGAAGGCGAATGGAGCGAGGGCTACAGCATTCCCAGAGGCAAGGACGGATCGAATTTGGTTCCGTCCGCTTCCGGAACGCTGGCGGAACGCGACCTCTACGATGATGAACTCAAAGGTTTTGTCTACGGGGTGCCGGATGAGTCGGCGATTTATTTCAAGCTTTCCGATGTGACCGGCGACTGGTCTCCGGCGTTCCCGATTATTCAGTCAAAAGGTGATAAGGGTGACAAGGGCGATACCGGGGATGTCGGGCCGCAGGGACCGCAGGGTGAAAAAGGCGACAAGGGAGATACTGGCGACCGTGGTTTGCCCGGTGATACCGGAGCAAAAGGCGACAAGGGTGATCAGGGCGATAAAGGCGATCCCGGCGAAAAAGGCGACGGCATAAAAATCGATATGGCCGGAACGCTTGCAAATAGAAGCATCTACGACGATGCCGAGCGTGGCTTTACCTACCTTGACACCGATAACAACCATATCTATCTGAAGCTTTCCGATGCTTTCGGCGACTGGAGCGATCCAGCCCCGGGCGGCATTCAGGGTATTCAAGGTAAAAAAGGCGACAAGGGAGATAAAGGAGATCAGGGAGATCGCGGTGAAAATGCCGAAGTTGAACCTGACTTTGTCTTTACCGCTGATGACGTATTCGGCGGTTCGCTGGTACTTGACGGCATTAAAACCATCGCTCAGATCGAACTCTATGACGCGATGGGTAACGGCCTCGCGGTCAAAACTGGCGATCCCGACAGCCCGGTAATGATCCAGACCGAATACGCCAACAACCGGACGGTAATTTATTTCGGACAAAGCGACGTTTCCAATGGCGGCAGAATCCGCTTTGCGCAGGGGATTTCCGGCGAGAGCCTGTATCAGATGTGGCTTTCAGCAGGAAATGCCGGAACTGAAGAAGATTATCTCAACTGGCTCCGGGTGCATGACGGTTCACGCCATGAGTTTACCCGGGATGATCTGGACAGTAAAATTCTCTCAATTGATGCGCTCCTGAACATCGTTGCAATTGCCGATGACAATGGAGTTCAATGGCAGTTGCCGCAAAACTCCGTCAGCTACGGCGGCAATTCGACCGTGGTGAATCTGGCCGGAATTATGGCAATGAAAAACATCACCGAAATTGCCGGAACCTGGCAGTTGATCCTCGGCGGCGGGGACAAAGGCGAAAAGGGTGACGACGGAGCTCCGGGAGCTGACGGAACGGTTACCTTTGAAGAACTGACAACGGAGCAGATTGAATCACTGAAAGGCGAAAAAGGTGATAAAGGCGATACCGGAGATATCGGGCCGCAGGGATTGCAGGGTGAACAGGGAATACAGGGTATTCAGGGAGAACAGGGAGATTCCGCTTATCAGGTCTGGCTTGATGCCGGAAATGCCGGTACCGAAGATGATTACCTCAACTGGCTCAGGATACAAGGCGCACGGCATGATTTTACTCAGGATGATCTGACCGGGACAATTCTCACGGTAAATGCCGTTATGAACATCGTCGCGGTAACCGATGAAAATGGAACCCAGTGGCAACTTCCGCAAAACGCCGTCAGCTATGCTGAAAATGCCACGGCAGTGGATTTGTCGGGAATTATGACCATGAAGAATATCTCAGCCATTTCAGGAATCTGGCAACTGGTGCTTGCCGGAGGCGATAAAGGCGACAAAGGAGATCAGGGTGATCCCGGAGTTGACGGAACGGTGACATTTGAAGAACTCTCCCCGGAGCAAATCGCCATGCTGAAAGGTGATAAAGGCGACAAGGGAGATACCGGCGATATCGGCCCTCAGGGAATACAAGGTGAACAAGGTATTCAGGGCGAAAAAGGTGATACTGGAGATGTCGGACCGGTCGGACCGCAAGGCGAACAGGGTATTCAGGGTGAACAAGGTCTGCAGGGAATCCAAGGCATTCAAGGAGAGATCGGGCCGCAGGGGGATAAAGGCGATACCGGGGATACTGGTGATTCGGCTTACGACTTGTGGATTGCCGCCGGAAACAGCGGAACTTTGGAAGATTTTCTCTCCTATGTGAACGGTGAGAAAGTCAAGGTAAACCAGCAGACCGGAACAACCTATACGCCGGTCATTTCCGATGCCGGAAAAATAATCGAAATGAATAATGTCAACGAAAATACCGTAAGTTTGCCGTTATACGCAAATACTCCATTCGAAGCCGATACGGTTTTTGCCGTGGAGAGAATGGGAACCGGGCAGACAGCCATAAGCTGCGATGCCACAGCAACTATTAACGGTGTTGCCGGAGGAACCGTATATATCTTTTCGCAGTATTGCGGAGCATCGGTTCGGGTTTTGTCGGCGGACAACTGGCTGATACAGGGAGCGATTGACTGATGAATCCATTAACATTGATAAACAGATACCGAACGCACAGCAAAAATGTCAACGTCCAGTTTATCGCAGACAAAGCTACCGCCGCTTTTGTCGTCAAAGCGCCAGGAGGAACAACCCTCACGGTTGACTGGGGCGACGGTGCTCCTCCTGAAGATTTTGCGATGACCGGAAATTCCGTCTCTTTCTCAAGGAATTACGGTACGGAAAAGAACCGTGGCATTAAATTCAGCGGAACGGCGAATTCTCAAATAACCTATCTTCAATGCAGGAGCAATTTTAAATATTTGAATCTGGCTGATTACACGGAACTGACTTATCTGGACTGTTACAGCAACAGATTGACCGAGCTTGATTTGAGCGCAAATACTAAACTTGAAACGGTTAAAATAACCAATAATTTCAAGCTCGCTTCGCTGGTTATCAGCGACAGTTGCAAAACCACGCTGGACAGACTGGAAATGTCCAGTGCAGACGAATTAACCGCGCTTGATTTAAGCGGTTTTACCGCCCTGACTTATCTGGACTGCTGGGGCTCGGCATTGCTGGTGGCGCTTAATGTCAGCGGCTGCATAGCTCTGCAAACGCTGAGATGTTTTTCCTGCAAAATCTCCTCGTTGAATGTCACCGGATGTACAGCGCTGACGGATTTGCAGTGTTATTTCAACCAGATAGGATCGCTGAACATCAGCACCTGTGCCGCTTTAATTGAGCTGAATTGTTTTGATAATAATTTGAGTTCGTTAAACATATCGGGCAATCCGGCGTTAACAAAACTTGATTACGGACGCAATAACATAAGCAGCGTTGATATCAGCTCTCATACGGGATTGACTGAACTAAGATTTTCCGAAACCCCGATAGCATCCATCGACTTAAGCGCCCATACGGCATTACTGAGTTTAGCGTGCCGACAGTGTTATAATTTGACCTCGATCAATATCAGTGCTCAGACGCTTCTGGAGTATTTTGACTGCTCGCAATGCACGCAGATTACGAGCATTGACGTAAGCCATAATACCGCATTGAAATCCCTGTGGTGCGACTTTGTCGGACTGTCCAGTCTCAATATAAACAACAATTCCAATTTGGAGTTTTTATGGTGCCAGGGTAATAATTTCACCTCGACGGTGATAAATACCCACCTGGCGAAACTGGTTGCCAGCAACGTCACAACCGGCAGCAGGAGTTATACCTCGACAAGTCAGAATCCTGCGGCACCGCCTACCGGACAGGGAATTACTGACAAAGCAACTCTGATCAGCAGGGGCTGGAGTGTTTCAACCGATTAAACAAAAAGGATCGCAATATGCAGATTTTGAAAGTAAAAAATATCACCGAATTCGAGTCCGCTGAAGTTCCGGAAGATTCACTGCTGGTTCTCCTGGAACAACAGACTGACGGTTCCTACCTTTGGCGCTGCAAGGATTCCGCCGGTAACACCGGAACTATCGGTACCGGCGTTGAAAGCGTTAACGGCAAAACAGAAGCCAACGTGGTACTGGACCATTCCGATGTCGGAGCGGTCGCCGAGGATTTGAATGCCGAATATGGCCGTCCGGACACATTGTTATCGCAAATGATGTTCTTCATCCGTAACGGCGCGGTGAATCTCTATGCCACACTTGCAGATTTGAAGACATTCCTTGCCGGTTTCTTTGCCGACATCAACCATATTCACAGCGATTACGCAGGGACTGCCCATGCGCATGTCAAGACGGACATTACCGACTTTGCGCACGGACATTTGATTGCAGATATAGCCGGACTGCAACTCGAACTTGATGATAAAGCGGCAGCAGGACATCTTCATGTCAAGGCGGATATTGCCGATTTTGCCCACAGCCATACCATCAGTGAAATAACCAATCTGCAAGCATCACTGGACGGCAAGGCCGATATAGGTCATAATCATGACATGGTTTACTCGGTGCTTGGACACAGTCACAGTGATTATGCTCTCACAGATCATAATCACGACTCGGTCTATGCGGCAATCGTCCATGATCATGATACGGTTTACGCGGCAATAAGCCATTCCCATAGTGAATATGCCTTAACCAACCATAATCACGATGGCGTTTATTCCGTTCTCGGACACAGTCACGAAATAGCCGAAATTACCGGTCTGCAAGCAGCACTGGATGGCAAACAAACCAAAGCTGTTGCCTATAATCTGGGATCGGCTCTTGCCGGAGCGGTCGCCTTGGATATTGCCAACGGAGACACGCAATACGGAGCTCTTTCCGGAGCGGCAACGCTCTCTTATAATGGGGTCAGCAATCTGGAAGAAGGTCAAGGATTTATCCTGCAACTGGATAACAGTTCGGGACAGACTTTTGACTTTACCGCGCAGGATTACGGCAGCATCCCGGTTCTGGATTCAGGAGACACCGGAACTTACAAAGCGGCCTTTTCCAAGGTCAACGGCAAAATCTATTACGACGGCAAAAGCGAGGTATATTGCTGATGAATATTTACAAATCAAAACTGCATGTCAATTCGGAGTTCAGGAATGACTTTGCCGGATTCGCGCTGAAGCAAAGAATCGTTTACCCCGATGAGATCAACGCGGTCAACGGAGCTGTGAATGAAAATTTTGCGGCGTTTTTCCCTTGGCGTTATACCGGCGGGGCTTCGACACTTTCTGTTTATCGGATCAACTGGACGTTCCGGGTGCTTGAACATATTCAGGATATATCTTTTGCCACTGTCGGATATTGTACGCCGCAAGTATCATTATCGGGAAATATTCTCGCAATCGGGCATCAGACCGATAAAAAAGTTTACCTTTATGAATATGATGACACCGCCGGGAATTTTGCCGCAACCGCGACGCTTGAAAACGCCAGCGATGACGGATTCGGTTCCGGCGCGATACTTTACGGCAATGAACTGGCGGTCGGCTGCACTTCCGGAAATTCAAGTATCCCTGGCGCATTTCGCATTTATGAACGCATCAATGCGTCCACCTGGAATCAGGTATTTGCCAAAACTGAAGCGACTAATTTCAACTACGGCTACAAGATAAATTTTCATAACGGCATGGCGCTGTGCGGCCTTGATGTATACGGGCAGACCTGTGATGTTTTTCAAAAAGTCAACGGGTCATGGTCGTTTATCGAAAGATCTGACTTTACCGCCGGGATCGGCGGCGGTAGTGGTAATACGCTGATCCGTCCGACCCGGTCAACCCAAACTTCGCCGGTTACCGGTTCAACCTACGTAATTCTCAAGGTTCAAATCCGGGAAAACAATGCCTGGGTCGACAGTCAGGAGTTTCACCTGTACAAAACCTATGGCAATTATGCCGGACTTTTTCCGCTGGTCAGATTTGGCGAAGATGGCAGCATAATTTATACCTCAAAAGGCGCATACGCCTGTTCAAGGCTGGTCAACGGCGAATACCAGCTGGTTCAGGAATCGACTTATTCTGAAATCAATGTGGCAAGTCTCGGTGAAAGCCTGCTCGGGTATTACTCCGCCGCTGACGGTGGCAAAGGCGTGCTGTTCATGGGGCAATATACCGATCCGGCTCAAGCATATCTATTTTTAAAGTGAAGGAGCAATCATGCAAATTTTAAAAGTTAAAACCCAGGCAGACTTCGACGTCGCCATAGTAAAAGAGGGAACACTACTGGTATTTCCGGAACAGCAGCAGGATGGCTCATTTACCTGGAAATACAAGGATCATCTCGGGAATACCGGAAGTTTCGGCGCAACATCAGATAGCGGTAGCTCAGGGATTATTTGCACAGCCGGAACTGGAGTTGCCGTCGGCAAACTGGTATATCTGACCGATGATGGCGGTACGCTGACCTGCCAGCTTGCGGATAAATCATCCCGTGCCACCGATGGCTATGTCATGGCCATTGCGGGTGCCAATGCGATAGTGGCAGACAACGGCGTCTGCGAAATCGCCAACGCCATTGCTCCGGAGAGTGAACTCTTCCTCGGCGGTAGCGGCAATGTAGCAGATTCGCCACCGACCGCATCCGGAGAGATTGTCCAGAAAGTCGGCAGAATAATCAATGCCGAGACCATTTTATTTAACATCCAGCCAGGGAGGATTATAGTCTGATGAATGCACCAATATTCAATCTGCAAACTTCCACCGCAAGTTCAATAAAACAGTATTTCAACTGGAAATCCGGAGTTTATAATACCTTTAATTTGTCCGGCTGCTCGGTGGATAAAATCAACGGAGTATATGAGTTCCTTTCGGATAAAAATGATCAGTACGGCAATTTGCAGGAGTATTATCAGAATCAGTCCAATGCGGATATGTACATCGCCATTTATTACAGCGAATGGGGCGATGTAAATATTTATATCTGTGAATATCCAGGTGACATCACAACCGTTAACGCCTGGGATCATGATCTGCTGGTCTACTACACCGGGCCGGGGCTCTTTGATGAAGTCTGGTTTGAGGAGCCCCAGATAACCATCGACACGATGCCGACGGTAACGACCGTCAATGCCGGAACCGGACTTTTCAGTTACAAGCTTGATGACGGCACATGGAGCGATGATGCGGAAACAAGCGAACATACCGTCGAAGGGCTTGCAGACTCCTCCAGTCATATTTTTTATGTTCGGGAAAAACTCTCTGACGCAACTTACAGCGATATAGCTGAATGCGCCTTCAATGTCGTATTCAGCAGCGGCAGTTTACAGCCGAAACTGAAATTCAGTACCGTTGAAACTGACCTGAATTCCGTTGACGTGGAGTTTTCTTTGCCGTCATACGATTCAAAACTGCTCTCGGGATTAACCCGTGATACCCTCGGGGTCAGCGGCCTATTCGGTAACTGCGGCACAAAGAATGGCGCGTCCTGCTATCGTAACGGCGATTATTATTTGTGGTATTCTCTGAGGTTTTCCCGCTGGCTGGTGACCATGCAGGATTATTTCGACAATGATACCAATATGTACGATTATTACGAAAGTTATCTTTATGCCAACGACCAAACTTCTTCAGACACCTGGGCAAGCGGCACGTGGTATGTCGGCATGATGGGCGACATGATGCTTTCCGGCACTCCGGAATGGGCAAGCGGCATATACAGCGTGATTCCGCTGGGTACCGGCATCTGCCGTTACCGGGTTGATTACGGTAATTATGTTGAGCTTGCTCCTGAAACGACAGTCTTTTCCCTGCCGGTAAGTCTTGGGAATTCCTATAGTGTTAAAATTTCCGAACAGCTCGACAACAACCTGTGGTCGCCGGAAACGGAGATGGCTGTCAACTGCCACCTCCTGGCGGCTCCGATCATGACAACCGGGGATGGATTAACCGAAAGCGATGGCGGACGCGACGTCACTTTTAAATGGGACGGAACCGTAGCCACCGATGTAATATTTAACGGAGTAAGTTTACAGACTCCGGTATTCTGGGATAAATCTGAAGAAGAACCGCTTGCCGGTTATCCGGATGCCGCCGTGGTTTTCATTGATAATGCCGACACCACCAGTATCGGCAGTTATTGCGCAGTTAAACTTTTGCCTAACACCACCTACCGCATGAATGTGCCATGGCGCGAGGGCAATATGTACGATTCAGTCTATTATCCCGACTTGTCAACTTGCATCGCCAAACATGACTACGAGCATGGCTGGGAGGAAATAGCCACCGGCGAAAACGGTGGACTGTGGATTTACGCGGTACACGATCAGGGCAGCTGGGGCGACTGGAAACTTGCCTGCGATCCGGCCCCGGAGGAAATAACCCAGGAAGATATAGGAGCGTTTTACCGCATGACTACCGGCAACTTCTGCGGTACCGGCATCTTCCGTTACCATATAAATTCGGGACCGTGGAGCGCTGAAACAAAGGCAATGAGCGCGTTGCAGATGTTTCAGCTGCCGACCGGGAACCATAACGTTTACCTTGAGGAAAAATCCTCAAACGGCGTATGGAGCGAAACCGGCACACTGGCATTCGATGTCATAAACGGAGCCGAAGCCGGAAGCGACGATGGCGGGATAACTGTCCCGGCCGGAAAGTTTCTGGTAATGCTTGATCCCGCCTCCGGCAAAGAATACCTCTGGGACGGGATCGCCCCGGCGGATAACCTTGAACCACTAACTGAGGGAAACTGAGAATGAGAACTATTATCGGAATAATATTACTGGCTTTTTTACTGACTGGCTGCCGCAGTTCATGGACAACTGAAACGCTCCGTTCGCGCCCGGCAATCGACCTGCAACTCGAACAGGAAGCCTCGCAGGTTTCCGAGTCGGCAGAGAAAATCGACAGCCTCAGCGATGACCGGCAGGTCGAACAGGAGACCGTCAAGCTGAGAACCGTATCGACTTCTCTGCTGGCAAAAGCGCAGAAAAATTTGCAGATCGACACCTATGTCAAAAAGGTCGAGGACAAGCTGATCGAATATGAGAACGACCAGACCAGCCGGGTAAATACCATTTTCTTATGGATGCTCTCAGGCGGATGCCTGATGATTATTGCCGGAATTGCGGTGATCGTTTTCGGCAGCCAGGCTGGCATGAGCGGACTGGGAATTCAACTGCTGGCAATCGGCGCAACGCTGGTCGGCGTCAGTTATACGATGATCGCGTATCCATGGATAGCGTTGACTATCGGCATTGCAGTATTCAGTTTCGGGATGCTATACTTTCTGTGGAAATACGTCATTACCCAGAAGCGGCTGTTCAAAACTTCCGGAGAACTCGCATCCACCGGCGAAGCGCTGAAAGACTCAATCCGTTCCGCTGAAACCATAAAACAGCTCGGCTGGAACGCTGAAACCAAGCAGGTTCTGAACACCATCCAGAGTCCCAAATCAAAACAGCTGATCGGCCAGATCCGATCCGCTGACAAAAACTAAAATCTCCTCACTGGCGGTGCTTGACGGCATCGCCTTTTTTGTTTAAAGAAATATTGCAAATAGTTGAATATTAACCACTTAATTACTGGATATAATTTTTATATGGTTTAATATAACATACTAGAAAGCAAGAGCTTACAACCAAAACAAGGAGCCAGAAATAATGACAAAGACAGCCCAAAGCGAATACAGCCGCCTCCGGAGCGAAAACGCAGAACTTTTAAAGCTGATCACGGCGGAATTAAAGCGCGACAGCAAACGAAAAGAGATCAATTACGGCCATGTCGGCAATCTGGGGCATGTAAAAGAACTGCTTATCGAAGTTCTTTCCTTTCAGCGCAACGCCGACGATGAAGATGCAATGCGCGCCAGAATCGAAAAAGAAATCACAAAATAAGGAGCCAAAACAATGGGAACCAGCGCGACAATCGCAAGAAAAAACACTGACGGAACAATTACCGCTATCCGCTGCAACTACGACGGATACGTCGAACATGTGGGCGTACTGCTCGCCCGGCACTACACCACACCGGAAGCCATCGGCGGATTATTCAAGCTTCTGGAAATCCGGAGCCTTGACGAAACTCCCGAAACAACCGAAGCCTATGGCCGGGACTTCCGTACTGTGAGTTTTTATCCCAAAGCTTACGATGGCATCGTTCAGCTCAGAAGAAGCTTCTGCGCCGATTTCGGAGCCAGTTACCTTTACTATCACGACGGCGACAAATGGCTGGTGTGTCAGTCAGATCGAAACAGTTTATTCAAAGAACTCGACGAAGTAATCGCCGGAATTATCAACAAATAATCAAATGGAAAGGAACGGAAAAATGTGTGACGGATGGGATGAACGTATTAAAAATGAACTTGAAGAAAGGTTGTTCCGGAAATGGGACAACGTTGCCTACGAAGTCAGGAACTGCGTCAGAGGATGTAATACCGGCGCGACAAGCAGCGATGAGCTTGCCGGATACCTCAAAAGTATGTCGGAAGACCTGCAGGAGATTATCGGCTGGCTGGAACATTTCAGTGATGAAAACTAAAACGAAATGAGTTAGAAAAATGTAACTGCAGGAAAACCCCATGGATAATTTCTTTTTAAAACAAACCTGCGACCGCTGCGGTGGTCCGCTTACCAGCGGCAGAACCATGAGCCGGTTCAACACCGACTGTCTATGCCTTACGTGCGCCGAGGAAGAAAAAAGCCATCCTGACTACCACAAGGCGGTTGAAGCGGAATTAGAAGCCATCAGCAACTGCAATTTGAATTTCCCCGGGATTTGCCATCCCGGGGGACAATAATGAACGGCGAAAACAAGCAGTCAATGTGACAAAGGAGTGCATATGTTAAGAAAATTTTGAATACACGCTTATGCGGCTTTATGCGGCTTGAAATTTACGTTATCTGTGATATTCTATGAATTGAGTTGTTTCTTTGGCGCGTTAGTCTTTATAACGAAAAATGGACAAGGATTTATAGAAATGATTGACCGCTGGCTGTCAATGGATGAAATCTGTCAATACTTGGGCGCAAGTGCTGATACTGTTTACCGGTGGATTGAGCACAGCGGCATGCCAGCGTCAAAAGTAGGTCGCTTCTGGAAATTCAAAAAGAATAAAGTGGATGCGTGGATTGAAGCTGGTGGAGCCGCAAGTAGTTCAAAGAAACGACGACAACCAAAGGTAAAATGATGAATGCGTTAAATCAAATAAAACCAGTTAGACAAATTTATGCGGTAGACCTCTTCTGCGGAGCTGGAGGTCTTACGCGTGGCTTACTGGATGCTGGAATAACAGTTCGTGCCGGGGTTGATCTTGACCCCATTTGTGAATATCCATATGAACAAAATAATGATGCTGAATTTTTAAAAAAATCCGTGACTGATTTACAGCCGGATGATATCCAGCTTTTTTATCGCAAACGTTCATTGCGATTGCTTGCCGGATGTGCACCATGTCAAACTTTTTCGACATACAATCTCAAAGCCCGATCTGCTGATGAAAAAGATAAGAAATGGTTCTTACTCCTTGAGTTTGCTCGCCTTGTCAATGATATATCTCCGGAACTTGTTACAATGGAGAATGTTCCCGGTATAGCTGAACAGGATGTTTTTGCTAATTTCACTCAAACACTGCAAGATAACGGGTATCATATCACATATCAGGTAGTTGCGTGCTACGAATATGGTATTCCGCAAAATCGACATCGATTGGTCTTATTGGCTTCAAAATTAGGAGAAATAAAATTGTTGACTCCTAAAGAATTTGGAGCCGAAAAGAAAAAAGTTGATGATGTCATAAAGAATTTACCTCCATTGCGTGCGGGTGAAAAATCAAAAGATGATCCGCTACATCAGTGTTCAAGTTTATCTCCGCTGAATCTGCAACGAATTCGAGCATCTAAACCGGGAGGCACATGGAAAGATTGGCCGAAAGAATTGATAGCAGATTGTCACAAGAAACATTCAGGAGAAACTTATGGTAGTGTTTACGGACGCATGAAATGGGATGAGCCAGCTCCAACGATGACAACACAATTTTTTGGGTTTGGAAATGGTCGTTTTGGTCATCCGGAACAAGACCGCGCAATTTCCTTACGGGAAGGGGCAATTATTCAAAGTTTTCCACCGGACTACCAGTTTGTAAAGCCGGATGAACCGGTGTCTCAGAAAAATATTGGCCGTTTAATTGGGAATGCCGTTCCTGTTAAGCTTGGAGAAGTAATTGGAAGAAGTATCGTTGTCCATGTCAATAATATTCATAAAGCGGCAAAGCGAAGATAATTATGCAGAGTACAACAACCCAAAATGGAAGATTCAGCCAAATCCCGGAGCCAGGGCAGCTGGTAGAGGTAAGACGACGCCAGTGGGTTGTTAGCGATGTTCAAGGACAATCTTTCGAGGCGAATAGAGACCAACATGTCGTGACTTTGTCTTCTCTGGACGAGGACGCTCTGGGTGAAGAGCTTCAGGTGGTCTGGCAGATAGAACCCGGAGCCCAGGTTCTCGAAAAGGCCGGAATGCCTCGTGTTACTGGCATCGACTCCGAAGACAAATCGGACGCCTTTCTGGATGCCGTTCGTTGGGGTGCGGTGACCAATGCCGATAGATCGTTTCTGCAGGCTCCTTTCCGTAGCGGAATCACCATCGAAGATTACCAGCTCGACCCATTGGTGCGTGCCATAGACATGGCCCGTGTCAACCTGCTGATTGCGGACGATGTCGGTTTGGGTAAGACCATCGAGGCGGGGCTTGTCGTACAGGAACTGCTTGTCCGTCATCGTGCGAGGACGGTCTTCATAGTCTGCCCGGCTTCACTGCAGGTCAAGTGGCAGGTCGAGATGTGGGAAAAGTTCGGATTGGAATTCCGGATTGTCGATACCGATTACATCAAGCGTTTGCGACGCGAACGCGGCATACACGCCAACCCATGGACTTCGTTTCCACGACTCATCACTTCCATGGATTGGATGAAAAGCGGTGAAGGTCTCCGGCTTGTCAAGGATTGCCTTCCACCGACCATTACCTATCCGAGAAAGTTCGACATTCTGATCATTGATGAAGCACACAATGTCGCACCATCGACAGCCTCCAAATATGCTCTGGAAAGCCAGAGAACCCGTTTGATCAGAACCATCGCGCCACATTTCGAACACCGGCTGTTTTTGAGCGCCACGCCGCACAACGGGTATCAGGAGTCCTTCACTTCGTTGTTGGAACTGCTGGATGACCAGCGGTTCGCCCGATCCGTCATGCCCGACGAGAAACAATTGCAGCGAGTGATGGTCAGACGCCTCAAGACCGATCTGGTCGACGCAGACGGGAACCCTTTGTATCCCAAAAGAAGGCTGATGCCTTTGGAAGTCGACTACTCGGACGAGGAACGTGAAATACACGCCCTCCTGAAACAATTTACGGCTGCTCGTGCCCATAGCGTCAAGGGCAGTTCCTTCGAATACGGCTCCGATTTCGTCCACAAGCTTTTGAAAAAGAGGCTTTTCTCTTCCCCTATGGCTTTTGCAGGAACGCTGGCCAAACACCGGGAAAGTTTGGAGCGCCCCAGACCGAAGCAAAAGGCCGGTGCCATGGACGACAAGATCCTCAAAAAGGCCATCCTGAAGGCGGAAGAGGATTTTGCCAACGATCAGCTTTACGAAGACGCCCAGTACGAGGCGGTGGAAGCTGCCGGAGAATTGTCAGTCCCTCTGGATCAGGATCAACGGCAGATGCTCGACAGACTGACCGCATGGGCCGAAAAGTCGAAAAACCGGGTGGATGCCAAAGCGACGGCCATCGTCGATTGGCTCGAAACACATCTGAAAACCGACGGCGAATGGAACGGAAAACGGGTGATCCTTTTCACCGAGTTCCGGGCTACACATGTATGGATGGAACAAATCCTGACCACCTACGGCTTCGGCGGTGAGCGCATGATGCTGATGCATGGTGGTGTCGACCAGAACGACCGTGAAAAGATCAAGGCGGCGTTTCAGGCCCATCCGGATATTTCACCCGTCAGAATACTGCTGGCCACCGATGCCGCTTCCGAAGGTATCGACCTGCAAAACTACTGTAACTACATGATCCATATCGAGATTCCGTGGAATCCAAACGTCATGGAACAGCGGAACGGTCGTATTGACCGACACGGCCAGAAGGAGTCCGAGGTATTCATCTGGCACCCTGTGGGAAAAGGTTTCGAATCGAACAAGTCGATACATTCGAAAAAGGTCGGTCAGATAGAAGGCGACCACGAATACCTGATGAGAGCGGTGCTCAAGATCGACACCATCCGGGAAGATCTCGGAAGTGTCGGACCGGTTATCGCCCAGCAAATAGAAGAAGCCATGCTGGGCAAGAGAACGGTCCTCGATACCGCCGACGCAGAAGGCAAGGCCGCGAAGGCCAGAAAATATGTGTCCGCCGAGCGTCGCCTTCAGGAAAAGATAGACAAGTTGCATGAAAGACTCATGGAGGCGAAGACCGACTTCCATCTTTCGGCAGATCACATACACAGAGCCGTCTCCATCGCTCTGGAACTGGCAGAAAAACCATCTTTGAAGCCAGTCTCTTTACCGGGAGCGCCTGAAGGCAGCGTGTTCGAGGTACCTATTCTTCCCGGTTCGTGGGGGCGTGCTACGGCCGGTCTCGAACATCCCCATACTGGAGACAGAAGACCAATCACCTTCGATCACGAGGTTGCCAAAGGACGTGACGATGTGGTCCTGGCTCATTTGAACCATCGACTCGTCCAGATGTGCCTGCGGCTTTTGCGGGAAGAGCTCTGGAAGCTGGATGACGTAAAAAAGCTGCATCGTGTGAGTGTCAAGACAGTTCCAGAAAGCGTGCTTTCGACACCCGCCGTGCTCGTCTGGTCCCGTCTGGTCATCACAGGGGGGGACCATCACCGCCTGCACGAAGAAATTACGATCTCCGGTGGCGAACTCAAACACACCGGATTCTTGAGAATACCGCAGCAAGGCCGTTTGCAGGAATTGCTGACCAAGGCAACCACCTTCGATCCGAAAGGTGGTCTTCTGGATATCCTGACCGAACGATTCGAAAAACAGGAGAGCTCCATTCGTGCCACCATGGAAGCCCGTTCGAAAGACAGGCTAAATACTCTTTCGAATACTCTAAGACTCAGAAAAGAAAGTGAGATCACGGATATTGAGAATGTCCTCAATGACTTGGGATCAACGATTCGTTCTGAATTGAAGGAAGATTCCGATCTTAGGGAAATGCTCCTTCCTGGGATGTATGAATTTCTTACTTCCTCTGAACAGAATCAGGTGCGCAAAGATATTTCAGCACTTCGAGCTCGTTTGGAAAGAATTCCCGAAGAGCGGGAAATGGAAAAGGCGGCGATAGAGAAACGTTACGCAGGATTGACCGATAGAACCTTCCCGGTGGCCGTGGTCTTTCTGGTACCTGAGTCACAAAAGGGAGGCTGCTGAAAATGAAGAACATGTCACAACATACCGAGTGGCTCTCAATGATCGAAGTGTCAGGTCCTTTTCTGGCTGTATCAGTTCTGGAGAAGATTTTCCCGCAGGGACTGGAGTCGCTGGAAACCTACAGAAAGAAACGTATCCGCTCCGCATACGAAGAATGGCGTGATGCCGTCGAGGAAGATGATCCGCAGCTTCCCGAATTGCACCGGGCTTGGATCGGGCTGGTGCTCGAAGAACTGCTGGAATACGAAGATTCGGTGCTCAAGGCCGCATCCGATGAGTTTACTTACAAGTCGCCGGACGGTGATGGCCAATTCAAACCAGACTTTGTCTTGAAGGGCGATGGTGGAAATAACCCGATGTTGTTCGTATCCATCATGCCCGAGGGCACAGATCTGGAAAAGGTGAAGGTCGGCGATGGCTGGCCAGTGCCAGTTTTCGAACGAATGACCCTGCTGTGCCGGGACAAGGGAGTCCGGCTCGGGCTCGTCACCAATGGCGAGCGCTGGATGTTGGTGAACGCCCCGGTGGGCAGCACCTCGTCCCATGTATCTTGGTATGCCCGTCTCTGGTTTCAGGAACCGGTGACCTTGAAAGCGTTCCAGTCTCTGTTGGGGGTGCGGTGCTGGTTCGGTCCCGAAGACGAGACCCTTCCTGCTATACTGGAAGATTCGCTCTCGCACCATGAAGAAGTGACGGATACCCTCGGTGAACAGGTCAAGCGTGCCGTCGAGGTGTTGGTCCAGTGTCTGGACAAGGCCGATCAGGATAGAAACCGGGAACTCCTGCATGACGTTCCTCCGGCGGAACTGTATGAAGCCGGATTGACGGTAATGATGCGGTTGGTGTTCGTGCTTTGTGCCGAAGAGCGTGGTCTCTTGCTGCTCAATGACCCGGTATACGACCAGCATTACGCCATCACCACCCTCCGTGGACAACTGGCCGAGGAAGCCGACCAACACGGCCACGAAGTTCTGGAAAGAAGGCACGATGCCTGGACCCGGCTGCTTGCCGTGTTCAGGGCCGTCTATGGCGGCATCGAACATGAATCCCTGCGAATGCCCGCATTGGGTGGATCGCTTTTCGATCCCGACCGTTTTCCGTTTCTGGAAGGCCGTGCCAAGGGAACACACTGGCAGGAGACACCTGCACAACCACTTCCTATCGACAACCGAACTGTGTTGTTGCTGCTCGAAGCGTTGCAGGTCTTGGAACAGCGAGGCGGAGCGCTTCTGCTCTCCTACAAGGCGCTGGACGTCGAGCAGATCGGCCATGTCTATGAAGGTCTGTTGGAACATACCGTTCGCAGATTGAAAAAAGATACCCTTGGGCTGATCGGCTCCCAGAAAGCCAAGAATCCGAACATCGCACTCGCCGAGCTCGAATCGGCCCGGTTGGATGGTGAAGACGCGCTGATATCCATTGTGGAGGCCACCACATCCAGAAGCAAGAGCGCCATAACCAATGCGCTTGCCAAGGAGGTGGACGATGCCACCTTCGGCAGGATCGTCACAGTCTGCGGTGGTGACATGGCACTCGCCGCTCGCCTGAAACCGTTCGCCCATCTGCTTCGAACCGATGCATGGGGAGACTTCATCGTCTACCGTGCCCATTCCTTTGCCGTCACCCTTGGTGCCGACAGGCGTGAGACCGGTACGCACTACACACCCAAATCCCTGACGGAAAGCATCGTCGAGACCACTCTCGAACCGGTGGCCTATGTCGGCCCGGCGGAAGGCAAGCCACGTGAAGAGTGGCAACTGAAATCCTCGGCCGAACTACTGGAACTGAAAATATGTGACCCTGCCATGGGCTCCGGAGCCTTTCTCGTTCAGGTCTGCCGCTGGCTGTCCGAACGACTGGTCGAAGCGTGGGGCAAGGAAGCGGGTCAAGGGAAATTCATCACCGTGGACGGTGTCGCGCTGGAAACGGCAGGCAGCGCCGAACCGATGCCCGACTCGCTGGACGAACGTCTGCTAATTGCCCGTCGTCTGGTGGCGGAAAAATGTTTGTATGGTGTCGACCTCAACCCACTGGCCGTGGAGCTAGCCAAATTGTCCATCTGGCTGATCACATTGGCCAAGGGCAGACCATTCGGATTTCTCAATCACAACCTGCGCTCCGGCGACAGTCTGCTTGGGCTTCACAAGCTGGAACAGTTGACCAAGTTTTCCCTGCATCCGGAAAAGAAACAGACCATTTCCATCTTCGCTTCCAATATCGAAGCGGCGGTCAAGGATGCGTTGTCGCTCCGCAAACAGCTTCGGGAAACCCCGATCCGGGATATCCGTGACGTTCAATACATGGAGCGGCTGGACCAAGAGGCCCGGCAGAAGCTCGAACATATCGAACATATCGCCGACGCCATGATCGGTGAAGCCTTGGCCTCCGGAGGCAACCAGCGAACGTTGGATACCGCCATGGACAACCTGTCCACATGGGCGGCCGCCTATATCGAAGGCGATAACGAGACCGGACGGAAGATCATTGCCGAGGCGAGAAAATCACTTTTCATAGACCTTCCGGCAGGCAAGTCACCACGGAAGCCTTTTCATTGGGCACTTGAATTTCCGGAGGTCTTCGAACGTGGTGGGTTTGATGGAATTGTCGGGAATCCTCCGTTTATGGGAAATAAGAAAATATCAGGTAATCTTGGGGAATCATATAGGACATATCTAATTGATTATTTGGCTAACGGAGCAACTGGTTTTGCAGACTATTGTTCTTATTTCTTTTTGTTAGCTCGAGGGCTAATAAAAACAAGAGCATCGTTCACTCTATTAGCAACACAAACCATATACGAAGGCTATTCAAGGCAAGTAGCATTAACTCCAATGACAGTGAATGGTTATAGCATACGAGAAGCGATGAGATCAATAAAATGGCCCGGTCGAGCTTCTGTATATGTAACAAAAATAACTGTCCTGAAAGGGGATTGGGAAGGTTTACGGCTTATTGATGGCAAAACAGTCAAGCTTATTAATGATAGTCTCGAAGAGAAATTGATGGCGTGTGAAAAATCAGGTGAACCTCGTAGTCTGGTTGCGTCTTCCCGCTTAGCATATAGCGGTAGCGTTATATTGGGTAAAGGCTTTGTGATAGAACCTTCTGAACGCGATTCTTTGATCCAAAAACATTCTAAAAATAACGCTGTGTTACTGCCTCTTATTGGTGGGGCAGAGCTAAATAATCAAATTGGACAACAAGCCAAGAATTACGTCATTTGTTTTTGGGACTGGCCTCTTGTTAAAGAAAAGGAAAGCAAGGCGTGTGCAAATGACTATCCTGATTGTCTAAGAATAATTGAAGAGAGAGTTAAACCAGAGCGTGATAAGAAGAAGAGAAAAACTTACCGTGAACGTTGGTGGCGTTTTGCAGAGCTTCAATTAAATACATATAAGGAATCATTCAAAAATGAATATGTTTATGCACGGGCCATTGTAAGTCCGTGGCATATTTTTGCATATGTGAAGTCACGTCAGATTTTTAATAATAAAACTGTTGTTCTCCCAATAAGTCATGCTGTTTTTGCTGTCCTGCAATCAAGTATTCATGAAATATGGTCCGTGCAATATTCAACAGCAATGGGTGGGCAAGGATTATCCTATTACCCAGCAAAATGCCTTTGTAATTTTCCTTTACCAGATGAGCAGCAAACTCTTGAGCAAGCTGGTTTGAATTATGAAGTGAGTCGTTCAAAAATTATTACTGGGGCAGAATGTTCGCTGACAACAGCCTACAACAGTATGAATTCGAGTGACCTTACTAATGAAATGTCGGTCATGCTTAGAGAACTTCATGCTACTCTTGATGAGGCAGTTTTAGCTGCATACGGTTGGGATGATCTGGATCTTAACCATGGATTCCACGAAACAAAGCAAGGCATCCGTTTCACCATCTCCGAAGAAGCCCGGCGTGAAGTCCTGCAACGTCTGCTCAAACTGAATCACGAACGTTACGAGGAAGAGGTAGCTCAAGGGCTGCACGACAAGAAGAAAAAGAAGACCTCGACTCCCCGCAAAAAGAAAACATCCCCGGCCAAAGACGACGGCAACATGGATCTGTTCAACTTCATGAACGCTTCATCGAAGGGGTCGAAATGATATGGAGATAAATCAATGAGTAATACAAATCAGGCGAAAGCCATCCCAACAAAGCAATTCTTTGTATCAATGCTGACCCGAGACATTAGCTTGTCTGATGCCATTCTTGACCTATTGGATAACTGCCTAGATGGCGCTTTACGATCCGCCAACGGTAGCGAAGTGGATTATTCAAAACACAAGGTATCTATCAACCTCTCCAAGGATGAGTTCAGAATTGAAGATGATTGCGGAGGGATACCCCGAACAATCGCAGAAAACTATGCCTTTAAAATGGGGCGAGAACCTGATGACGACCGAGATTCGGATACAGAAACCATAGGAATGTATGGTGTGGGGATGAAGCGTGCTATTTTCAAAATGGGCAGAAATGCCCTCGTTCAGACATTGCATAATGACGATTCATATCAGGTTCCGATTACCTCGGAATGGCTTGATAGCAAGGGCTGGGACCCTTTGCCCATAAATGAAAATAAAAATCAGGAAATACCAGGAACCATTATCGTTGTGAATAAACTTTATTCAGGGGTTTCCCGCCACTTCAGCAATGGCAGTTTTATCAATGATCTAAACACGGCCATCGGCGAGCATTTCACGTCCTTTCTGCAAAAAGGGTTGGAAATCTGCGTGAATGGGGTAAGCGTGAAAGCTGTTCATGTGGAAGTCCTCGTTTCCGAAAATGAAAATGACCCGGCTCCATATATTTATCAAAAGACGATAGATGGTGTGGTAGTGTCTATCACTGTTGGGCTTAATACGGGTAGGCGACTGGATTCTGATGACGAGGAAGTTTCTGATTTCGAAAGAAACAGGTCAGCCGCCACAGCGGGGTGGACCGTTTTTTGTAACGATCGGGCAGTTATTGTAGGAGATAAAAGCAGGCTGACCGGCTGGGGTGATGGCATCCCCATGTATCATGGGCAGTTTTCTGTGATTACCGGTATTGTAGAATTTCGTTCAGCCTCTGCCGATAAGCTGCCGATTACAACGACAAAACGAGCACTAGATACCTCTTCTAATATCTGGCTTGAAGCCAGAACGAAAATGCGTGAAGGCCTGCGAGTCTGGATTAACCACACCAATGCATGGAAGAATCATCCTCGTGCAGATCAGACAAAACTATGGGAAAATGCGAAGCCGCTTTCATTGTCAGCAGCTGTTGAAACGGTCTCCAAAAGAGATCTCACTAATAAACAGGATGGTGGCATTGAGTATAACCCAGCCAAAAAGAAGGTTCTCCCCAAGCCGCCAACACAAAAGCCATCATCGAAGAAAATTGTATTTTCGCGAGCCTTAGAGGAAATCAAACTGATCTCAGAGTTCCTTTTTGACCGTGATGATGAATCTCCAAGTGTTGTCGGGGATAAATGTTTTGAAATCGTTTTGGGAGATGCGACGGCCAAGGAGGAGAACAAATGAGTTCAGCCTCATCCCTTCCGTATAAACTTCGGCCCAACAAGGCCGTTGACCGAGAGATATTCCTATCTATGCTCAATAGACTCAGTGGAGTTTTGGGGATTGAAAATTATCGGTATATTGGTCTCGGCGGACCATTTCTTGAGGATTTCAGGCTATTGCACGCCAGAATCGGCATTAAAAAAATGGTCTGCATTGAGGCCGATGAAAACACGCATAAAAGACAAATATTTAATCGGCCATTTAACAGCATTGATTGTATCCATTCTTCGATTGAAGATTATGTGAACGAAACAGAATTTGAAACACCCACAATTATTTGGCTGGATTTTACGGATCCCCGCGAAGCCCAAAGCCAAATTGAGCTGTTTTCAAACCTCCTTGTCGAGTTGCCTGTTCTAAGCATTCTTCGGATCACCCTGAATGCAAATCCCTCGTCACTGGGAAAACCTGATCCCGATGAACTCAAGATACAACGAGATAACGGTGTTTTGGGGAGTGATGCAGAACTTCAATGGAGGTTAGAGCGATTTAAGGAACGCTTTTCCACGTACTGTCCGGCGGACCTTAACTCTGAAAATATGAGTCACCGTAATTATGGAAAAGCAATTCTTGATGCGCTTCGCCTTTCTGCTGAGAAGATCGTATTGGATAGCTCTGGTAACAAACTGATCTGGTCTTCTGCAACACACTATTCTGATGGTCAACCTATGGTTACTGCGACCGCAATGGTTGTTGACGAAGCGAATAGTGAAATCGAAAAAATCCTTAATGGATGGGAGTTTAATTCTGGCCCAGCAAGCCCGCTGGTGCTTGATTTACCCGCCTTGTCCACCATGGAAAGATTGGCGCTGGAACAAGGAAATACATCCAAAGAGGATCTGGGATTCAGTTTGCCTAAAACCCTACTGAAAGAAGATGCCTTCGAGTCATTCAAAAAATATTACCGAGTATTTCCGCAATTTGCCCGCATTGATCACTAGGAGGCTCATTTGAAACCAGATAACATACCTACACCGAAAAAGAATAACAACGCATGGCTGGTGAGGCTCGGTGAAGAAGCCCGCCTTGATGGCTATGTGCTTACCATTGACTTCGACTCTTCCAGCCTGCGCGGCATCCAGACGGAAGACGCCATGCTGGTCACCGAAGAGCGTGACGGGAAGTTTACCGTGATCGGCTTCGGCCGGGTCTTCAGAAAGCGCTATTCGCTCGAAGACACCTCGTTCTATTTCGACGGCTATCTTTCGGCATCACCAGCTGCCATACTGGACGAGTTGACCATTCCCGTCCCCGAAAACAAGGCCCCGATCAACCGGCTGGATTGGGCGCTATTCGAGAGTGCCCTGAAAATGACCACCGGTGTGAGTTGGACGGCATTCCCCGTAGTTTCAGGAGATTCACCAGCTGAACAGGCATACGTCCGTGAGTTGATGCAGGCGGCCATGATAGACGACCTTATCGGCCCGGCTGACGGACCTGTCGAGGAGATCATCGGCATGAGCGTTCGTGACCGCTATATGGTGGGCAAGCTGGCTCCGCAAAATGCGGTCATCACCGAAGAGGACGAACTGCCCGGAGCTGGAGCCGAAGACGAGCAGGAAGGCACCCGAGAGGTGGATGCCTCGACCAATCAGTCACTCGTTCCGTCATCCTTGGGCTTCACTTTCTGCGTGGATTCCAGCGTGGACAAGGTAGAACTGATTGCCAACTGGGGACGCTACGAAAGGACGGAAAGCGAGCGGATTAACGAGGCCAACGACAAGCCTTTCCGCTGCTGGAAGCGTATCCCGTCCGGCGGGTCCGTCATCATTCCGATGACCAAACGGAAAATCGAACCACTCGTCATCGACAATCAGTGCCCGGAGGTTCTGGTGCAGGGCTCTATCAGCCCGCCTCTGGATAACGTTGACCGGCTGGTGACGCTGTTTTTCATCAACAATCAGTCCATGCCGGAACAGAATCAGGATCAGGCGTGGGTATTCCAGCCGGAATTGATCGTCCGTGACCCGGAAGAGCGCCCCATCTTCAGGCGGCGACCGGTTCTGGATTCCGATGGCGGAGATGCCGAGCGTGAAGCGCTCGAGATGATTTACAGAAAACAGGTCGAATTCGCGGTCGGTCACGGTGTGTCCGTCCATGCGACTACGGCCGAAAACGATACGGAACATGCGGTCGAGATCAGAACCGCCATCTTGCCGGAATACGAAGTGCCGGTCACCGAGACGCCGGGATTGGCAGACGAAGACCGCCCGGGTATGAAGCGCATGATTGCCGAAGGTTTTCTCGACATGGAGAACCTCGCGGAGCTGGACAAGGATGCCCTCGTCGCCGGATTGAAGATATTGACCGAGGATTACGCCCTCTGGATCAGCGAACAAAGAGAGCGTATCGGCAAGGACGTTCTCGGATACAACGGTGCCGCATCGGCGGCCATGGATCGTTGCGCTCAGGTTCTCGATCGTCTGGAAGAAGGTATTGAGACATTGGGAACGAGCGAAGACGCCCTCAAGGCATTCCGCTTTGCCAACCGTGCCATGGCCCTTCAGCGTATCCGTAGTATCTATGCATTGAGCAAAAGACGCGGTGATGATCCTGATATCGATGATTTGAACGTTCGAAAGAACCGCTCGTGGAGACCGTTCCAGCTGGCTTTCATGCTTCTGTCACTGCCCGCTTTGGCCGACCCGGAACACAAGGACAGAACCGAAACACTCGAAGCCTATGCCGATCTTCTCTGGTTTCCCACCGGTGGTGGTAAGACCGAGGCGTATCTGGGCGTGGCGGCTTTCACCATGGCGATCCGACGGTTGCAGGGAGATCTGGGCGGGTTGGACGGCACACGCGGTCTTGCCGTGATCATGAGATATACCCTCCGTCTGTTGACCCTCCAGCAGTTTCAGCGTGCGACCACCCTGATCTGTGCCTTGGAGTCGATGCGCCGTGAAGATCCCAAGAAATGGGGCAAGACTCCTTTCACCATCGGCCTCTGGGTCGGTAACCGGGTGACACCCGGAAACACGGAGGAAGCGCATACGGCCATTCAGAGTTTCAGAGATGGCAAGCGTCACGGCAGCAATTCCCCCGCCCAGTTGACCACGTGCCCGTGGTGCGGTGCCGAGATTGCCGAAGGCCGGGACATCGAAGTGAAAAAGGATATCGGACGGACCTTCATCTATTGCGGCGACAAGTTCGGACGCTGTGATTTCGGCCGAAGCAAGTCCAAGGATATGGGAATTCCCGTTCTGGTGGTGGACGAAGAAATTTACAGACATCCTCCGACCATACTGATCGCCACGGTGGACAAGTTCGCCATGATGGCGTGGCGCGGACAGGTGCGAACGCTCTTTGGCCGTGCCACACAGGAATGCGGACGACACGGTCTGCTCTGGCCCAATGCGGATTGCACCGGTAATCACAATGCCAAGGGCAGTCTTCCCAAGGTCACGGTGAAAGACATCACCCCGATTCGCCCGCCGGATCTGATCATTCAGGACGAGTTCCATCTCATCAGCGGACCACTGGGAACGATGGTCGGGCTTTACGAGACGGCTGTGGATGAACTCTCTACATGGCAGGTCGGCGGCAAATCGATCCGCCCCAAGGTCATCGCGTCGACGGCTACAGTGCGCAAGGCAGACGAACAGGTCAACAACGTATTCCTGAGACAGGTTGCGGTTTTTCCACCCCATGGACTGGATGTAGAGGACAATTTCTTCTCCGTCCAGAGACCTATCGAGGAGAAACCCGGCCGTCGATACATGGGGATCTGTTCTCCGGGAAGCTCGCGCCCGGCCGTGTTGATTCGTGTATACGTGGCCATGTTGACGGCGGCGCAGTCACTTTTCGAACGGTTCGGTCAGGTCGCGGACCCATACATGACGGTTGTGGGTTATTTCAATTCACTGCGGGAACTCGGTGGGATGAGACGCCTTGCCGAGGATGACGTTCAGACCCGTGCCTACAGGGTGCAGATGAGCGATGTCAGCCGACCGGGACTGGAACAGCGGTCGGTCAGGAACGTGGACGAATTGACCTCCCGTGTGTCGAGCAAGGATATCCCGAAAAAACTGGATCAGCTGGAAGTGAAGTTCAACGCCACTCTGGAAGACGGCAAATACGTCACCAAATGGGAAAAGGGTGAAACCCGGGCCATCGATATCGTTCTGGCCACCAACATGCTTTCGGTGGGTGTGGACGTGAATCGTCTGGGAATCATGGCCGTGAACGGACAACCGAAAAACACGGCCGAATACATTCAGGCGACGAGTCGTGTCGGTCGTCAGTTCCCGGGACTCGTATGCACGGTGTTGACATGGTCCAGACCGCGTGACCTCTCTCACTATGAAACGTTCGAACATTACCATGCCACCTTCTACAAACACGTCGAGGCTCAATCGGTCACACCTTTCGCTCCCAGAGCGCTCGACCGTGGGTTGACGGGGACGCTGGTCAGCCTGATGCGACTGGGGCACGCTCCGTTGAATCCGAATCTCGGAGCCATGGCGCTCGACAACGTGGCTTCTCCCGAATTGAAAAGCGCAAAGGAGAGCATTACCAACAGAGCCTGGAAAGCGACCAGCAAGAAGGGCATCAAGGACAACGCCGAGGTGATGATTTCCGATCGCTCGGACCGTTGGGTGAAGGAGGCCGGAAAAGCCGGACGGCGCTTGGGCTATGAAACCGAAAGGCGTCAGGGCGACGTGGCGGCACTGCTTAGAAAACCGGGCGTGGCCGCTTGGGACGAATTTACCGTGCCGATGTCGATGCGTGAAGTGGAACCGGGAGTGAAACTGATTATGGATATTGCGACTCTGCCGGAGCCTCCGGCTTGGCGAATGAGAAAGACGGATGATAGCGACGGAGGTGAAGCATGAGTACACATCCAGTAGGACAAGTTAGACCGAGCCAGTTGTTGTGGACCTACGGACCGGGTGCGTTGATCGATTTACCCAACCTATCCGTGATCACGATGGGGCTGGACAGATGGGATATCGACCGGTGTCCGCCTGTTGAAGAAGCCCGATTGCTGGCTGCAGTGCGTCGGGTACTCGGTCCGCAGGTAACCCATTTGCGGATTCCTCCATTCCTGAACGATGAAGGTGCGAGCCCGTTTTCCGCCGAAGGCAAAGTCGGTGTTCCGGTCAGACCGTTTCCACGTTGGCTTCGCTGTGTGA